TTCTGGGTGCTCGCTCCTAATGGTGTTGATAATCTTAATACCAGCAAGAGCATGAATGTTTTCCTCATTTCTTGTATACTTCACTTGCTGACCCGTATCTTTTAGCACATTCCTGTAGCGATTAAACCAATTAACAATATAGAACTGACTAAACAAAGAGACATTCTCTACAAACAAAGTGAAAAGAATTAGCGCGTAAACATACTGCTTCTTAGAATCTTTGTAGAACTTATGAGTATACTTCCTCAAATACTTAACACGACCCTCGATAAAATCAAGCTTCAGATTTTCCTCAAAAACATCCTCTAGACCCAAAACTTTCAGAAGCCTCTCGTAAGCATTATTGTGGATCACTTCCACGTTAGCCATGACGTAACCTAAGTCGGTCAAGCTGGGATGAGGCAAGTTGTCTCCCAGTTTGCTCCAAAATTTCTTGACAGCGACCTCTATCTGCCCAATCGCAGATAAAGTTCTGATTATCATCTCTCTCTCATCATCATTGAGATTCACATTAAAGTCCTGAATATCACTGCTAAAGCTAAATTCCTTGTCTGTCCAAAACCCATTGTGCATCGCCTCGATGAACTCCTGTGCCCACTCGTAATGGTCGGGCTTCCTTGATACTTGCTCTTCAAAAATCATCTTAAAGGAGATTACACTTACAGAGCATCACTGTCATCGTCAATGGAAAAATTTGTGAAAATTTTGTTTTGACATCCTAAAAGCGCATGATTATAATCACCGTGAAACGGGCCTAAGACGTTTTTTCTTCTTTTACGTGTTAGCAAGGCAATACGTTATCGCTTACTATTACGTTTTATAAATATATTATAAATAATGTATTTTTTTGTTGAAAAACCAAAATTTACTTTTATGATGAGCCTCAGTGCAAAGCGATCTCACATTAATTGACAAAATAAAAAGCGAGAACGACGATCAGAGTCTAATGGAATTAATTGATAGACACTCTGGAATTTACCATACAATGGTAAACCAATACCTATCTTCTCCACGATACAGCATAGATAAAAGGCAAGCTGTAAATGAAAAAGACTACGTTATCTACAACTCTGCTGTCAGCTTTGATCCTGATAAGAAAACAAAATTTTCTACATATTTAGCTAACCAAGCTAAATGGAAGTGTCTTAATATCCTCAATAAGAAAAAACGCGAGAATGAATATTCTCTAGAAGAGATATATTTTAATTGCGAACCTTCAGATGAATCGTTCATTAAGCAAATAAATAAAGAAGAGGCTTTCTCTTTGTTCCAAAATCTTTTAAATGAAGAAAAAGATCCGAGGATTAAAAAGATAATTGACTTAAGATACAATGTGGATAACAATAAACTAACTCCTTGGAGAAAAATTTCAGAATCTCTTGACATGAGTATTCAAGGCTGTATAAACATCCACCATCGGTTTATTAACAAAGTAAAAAAAGAACTTAATTATGTTTAATTCAGTAACAGCAGCAGCATATCTTGTAAAAGATCCAGAAGTCAGGAACACAAAGTCTGGCTCTAAAGTAGTCAATCTTAGAGCTGGGATTTCATCAGCGAACGCAAAGACAAAATGTTTTGTAGACATTGAGTTTTGGGATAAGACAGCGGAAATCGCTGAGAAATATCTCACAAAAGGTCGCGAGTTTATGGTCCAAGGTGAATTGTGCATGTCCTCTTGGGAGAAAGACGGCAAAAATTTCAGCAAATACTTTATTAGAGGCAAAGATCTTCAGTTTCTTAGCTCTAAAAAGAAAGATGACTCAAGCAGCAACGATCAAGATGATGATCACGAAGTTCCATTTTAATGAAATTACTTTTAGAAGCTCCTATAAATAGGTTAAGCTTTGGTAATGTTTCTTACAACTTTATCAGAGAGCTTAAAAAGCTAGACGTAGATCTGGGGATATTTCCAATTGGTGATTTAAATCAATTGGATTTATCTGCTTTTGATCCTAGTGAGGAAACTAAAAAATACATCGAAGACTGTATTAATAAAAGGTGGGACTATCTAGACCCTTGTGTGCCCTCTCTAAAGTTGTGGCATTTGAACGGTAGCGAAAACAGAAAAAATCCGTCTCAATATTTATACACTTTCTACGAGTGTAACAAACCCACGCAAATAGAAAAGCAAATAGCTCTTGTTCAAGATAAAGTTATCTTTAGTTCAGAATATGCAGCGGGTCATTTTAGAGAAGCTGGAGTTGAACTGGCAACGAGGATACCTCTTGGATTTGATGGAGACTTCTTTAGAACTGAAAAAACCTATCTAAAAGACACAATCCATTTTGGATTGATGGGTAAGTTTGAAAATAGAAAGCATACTCAAAAAATTATTCGCGGTTGGTTAAAGAAATATGGGAACAACAACAAATACCAACTGACTTGTTGTGTAAATAATCCATTTTTTAATGAGCAACAAATGACTGGGTTGATATCTGACACCTTGCAGGGCAATCATTACAATAACATAAATTTCTTACCAATCTTAGAAAAGAACGCAGAAGTAAACGAGCTTCTCAACTCTATAGATATTGATTTAACTGGGTTGTCTGGAGGAGAAGGGTGGAATCTACCAGCATTTAATGCTACATGCCTTGGTAAATGGAGTGTTGTTTTAGATGCGACATCTCATAAAGATTGGGCTAATAATGATAATTGTATTCTAATACAGCCTTCAGGAGAAATGCCTGTTCAAGATGGTGTTTTCTTTAATCCTAATTCTCATTTTAATCAGGGCACTTTTTACACTTGGGAAGAAGATGAGGCTATCGCTGCAATGGAAAAAGCAGAACAAAAAGTAGGACAACTTAACACTGAGGGTCAAAAATTAGCAGACGAAATGACCTACGCTAAAACTGTGGAGCAGATTTTAGCTGTAATTAATGCATAAAATTATGGCATGAGTATTGTTAAGTATAAGTATGAACTTAATTGAATCATTTTTTAATACAACCGATCACATGAAAGCAGAACATCCAGTTATTGACGCAGGGGACGTTTATAAAATGGAGCTAGAGCTAGCTGGCTTTGGCAAGGATGATGTTAAGATAAAAGTCCTTGATGACATTCTTTACGTTAATGCTAAAAACGACGATAGGTCGCAGAAGTTTAGGTTACGTTTAAACAATAGCGTTTCAGACAAACACATTGACGCAGAGCTTAAAAATGGGCTACTTAAACTAACGCTTCCTAAAAGAGCTGTGGCTGAAAGCACCGAAATAGAAATTAAAACATAATGCCTATTTACGTATACAAGCATCCAGAAGGCGAACAGTATAAAGAAATCATTCAAGGTATGAATGACGAACATACCTATTCAGAGGATGGCGTTGAGTGGAAGAGAGTCTTTCTTTCGCCCAACGCATCCATTGATAGTAATGTAGATCCTTTTAACAAGCAGCAATATATTGATTCCACATATAACAAAAAAGGAACTGTGGGCGATATGATGGATTTATCAGCTGAACTTAGCCACAAAAGAGCAGAAAAAGCTGGTGGCTTAGATCCAGTAAAAGAAAAGTTCTATAACAACTACTCTAACGAACGCAAAGGAGCAGAACATCCGAATAGGATTAAGGAGCGTGGTTATGAGAGCAAGAATGTTAAGATAGAGTATGATTAATAAGCTGACCCGCTTATTTTCAAACCTTCTTTCTCTGTAACCTTAAAGCTAAACTGGGCATCGAATGTCATAAAATCGTTAACAGGTATACCATAGTTATAACTGTTAAGTTTGGCGTTTTCGACCTTATAGATTAAATCTTTATTATTGCTTGTTGATTGAAATTTAACTTCAAAGTTATAATTTTTATCGCTATCTAATACTCCAGTCATTATACCGCTATCTAGTCCTGATACTAAAGATGACACATTAAATGTTCCGTTTGCTGGTAGTTGAGCTTTTCTTCCATAAGCAAAATTGTTACCTAATCCATAATTAGATACTCTAGGTAGATCTACTGACATATCTAGAGATTGGATAAAGTGAACTCCGTCTAGATTTTGGCCACCTACTTCTAAGTTTTCTAAAGTCACAGCTCCACCAGTTCCAAGTGGATCAACTAGTAAAACTTCTCTTGGGTTTGTAATATCTGGATTTATCTTAAACAAAGATCTACCAATATTCTTAGTGTTGCCACTAGCTAAATTTATTGATGGAAGAACCATTGATGTCCCAGTAAGTTTTTCTGATATAACATTAGAACAAATAAAATTATTTGATACGACTGGCATTGCTCCAACTGAATAGTTTAAGCCATAAGTTGTGGGGAAACAGTTACCAAAAGCTATACAATCTAAACCAGATAGATTCATTAAGCTATCGTCGAATGTCATCTTATCAAAAACATCATTCCCTTGAACTGGGTCTACTATTACATAGAAATTAGTATCAGATTCTGAACTGCCAGAAAAAAAGTTTTTAAAGTTAGTAACAGCTAAAGCATTAACAAAATTGCTATTAGCTTCATTAGATGCGGAGACTTCTGGTATGTATGAGAAACTTAATTCTACATCTGGCTGGAAGAAAAACTCTCTAGATACTAAGTCTTGGCTACCGACTTGTTTTAAGTCTTGCCTAGGCAGCTGTATAGAGTAATTGAAATCTTGAACAGTTTTGTATACTTTACAGTCAAGATTAGAAGTAGAAAAAGCTTGTCCGTCTTGGACTAGCACAGCTACATTATTACTATTTATTATGTTTCCAGCCATTTTATGTTCCTGTTGGGATTACACCTAGTGGGTCTTCTACTAAATCAACAGTCAAAGTATTAGAGTTGAAAGCTACCCAAGTATGACTCCAAGTAGGAGCGTAGTATACTTTAGGTCTATTATAAACAGAAGGTATCTGATGTTCAAATCTTCTGTAGCCACCTTTTCTTTCTAAGAAATGAATCATAGATTTTAGTTGATGATCACTAATATTAGAAAAGCTATAACTCATATCGAAAGTCGAAATATTATCGTTAGTTTTCAAGCGTTGTCTAAATGAATTACTATAATTTTGTATGTCTGATTTTATATCGACATTATTGTTAGTCCCCACATCTGGCTCAAAGAAAAACTTTTGGCTCCAAGCTGATGAGACTCCAGTGGGACTATTTGATTCATTTGAAGAATGATCTCCAGAACAATAGTAAAAGTTATCTAACTTGTTTTGATTTATACCGCTGTATACTACATCATACTTTTTGAAACTTGTCGAAGGAGTCCATCCTCGAAAAGCTACATTGGAAAAATTACCACCAGACCAATTTAAAAGTGTGGGCGCACCATCAACAGATATACTCGCGCCTACCTCGAAGTGTTGGTTGTTAATAAAATTAACAGCATAGTTATTACAAAACCCAGATAGAGTTTTATAAGTTCTTGTATCTGGTATAAATTCTATCTGCTTATTACCAGATTGGTTTTCTAAGAACGCTACCAGCTTTCTAGCATTGGTTTCATTTACGTCATACCTTACGTTAAATTCTGCTGTTAAACTATTAACGGATAAAGGTATTGAATTGAAATAAAAATCATCAGTAGTATAAGCGTTAGAAGCAGAAGAGAATCTAGCTTCAGATCCATACACAGGTGTCAATGATAGTCCAGTCAGCTCACTTGGAACCGACACTCCTGAAATATTTAAATCTCTATTATAAAATAAACTCTCGCTCATTATAGACTTCCTACATAATTTAAAGTTAATCTTAATGAACCATCAGCAGTAGCATTAAGTTGTTCTGATACCAAAACGGGAGTGGGAACAATATAAAGAAGCTGTGTAGCTCCAGCTCTATTAGCTACAGTAAAAAACAAAGAAAAGGTTCCCTCTCCGTCTTTGCCAGCGGTTAAAAAATTATAGCCGCTTCTTGGCATAGTATCATCTACCTCAAGTTGAACTTGAGCGTTGAATCGAGTAGGGCCAACATATTTTACATCTGCTGGATGTTCTGACCCAATTGTATAGTAAGGCTTATGATTTACATCAGCACTATAATCAAAACCTATAACTCTATTACTGGTGCCACCTTTACAAGTCACCGAAATGTCTCCTTGAGTTGGTGTGAAAACAGCAGCCACAGTCTCTGTTCCTGATGCGTTAGCTCCTGATCTTAGTTCATCATAAACAGCAATATTATAATTTGCTTGTGGTATAGCGCCGATAGCGCAATTAACTGAAACATTAGTAACATAGCCACTTTGAAAACCATAAGCAGCACCATCATAATTTAAACTACCAGAAAATGGACCTGTAAAACTACCTGTCGGTGTCTGACTGGCAGTATCTAAATATGCATTTCCTCCAACAAGATTTCTAGATATAGACAGTGTTTGGGATGTAGGGCCACCAACGGTTGCGACACCGCGATGAAAACCTAAAGGCTTCGATATGTTTGCGGCATTATTATACCCTATATCTATGGAATTTATTCCAGATACCTCCGAGCCATTTATAAAAAAATGGGAGTCGTAATTTAATTTCGATCCAAACATTTTATACTCTTCTTAATGATCCACCTAACCTTTGTTCGTCATCAATAGTTTGCTTAACTACATCTCTTATCCTGCGAGCTAAGTTTTGTTCTTCTTCTCCACCGCTTCCTTCTTCAGTTTGGCTGCCATCAGAATTTACAGTGATGTTTATCACAGTTTCTCCACTGTTTTGTGTTACAGCTATAAGCTCGTCCAGTCTCGCTACGACAGCCTCTTTGCCTTCGCCGCCGCCTCCACCAGCGTTTGCAGCCGCTAAGTTACCAGCGCCTATTCTCTGCGTAGCAGCAGCGTTCATAACAAACTCACCGCCAGAGAGCATACTAGGAACATTATCAATGCCAGCTCTTGGAGAAACATAACCACCAGTTGCATATGAACCAAGAATCGGCAATATCTCCGCCGAGGCACTTTGACGCGAAGCAGCGCGGGGTAAAGGTGGCAACCCCTCTAGCCCAAGTCTTGCGTAAGGATTTTTAGTATTCGGCGTCACTGATGTATTACTAAAAACACTTGAAGCACCACCAACTGGTATAGCTCTTCCTGGGAACTTCTCAAAAACAGTTTGTGCTACTCCCGCTTTTGATACATCAGGGAATAACTTATTAGTGATACCTTTTAAAGCTATACCTGCGACTGCTGCGACAATAGATCCTAATAATCCTTTTCTTTGTTGTTTGGCTCTTTCTTTTTCTTGCTCTTCTAGTTGCACTTGTCTGGCGTAAAGACCAAAGGCAGCTCGCTTAGATTCCTGCTCTCTCTGGAACATCGGGCTGTTACGCCTACCAAACATTGTTAACCTACCACTTTGTGGCTCTAAGGACGCGAATCCTAATCCACCACTTCCCCCTAAAATATCGTTGGAACCACCTGTAAATGATTGCGTAGAAAAACTAAGTAAATCAGATTTACCAGTGATTGCCCCTTGTCCAAAGGTTCCTGGGGTGAACATACCGCCAGTCTGCATACCACCAACACGACCAGAGTTAAGAGCTGCCATAAACTCAGGGCCGTATCTTTGCACAGCGCTTTTTCTCATCACAAACTCACCACCAGTTAAGAGAGTGGGAATATCATCTCTTGTCCCAGATCCACCTCTAACCATGCCGCCAGAGTTTCTGTTTAAGAAATCTGCAAAGCCTCCCATTATACCCCCGACACCTGTGCCTCCAACTATATCATTCACAGCACTTTGCATTAATGCTGTAGATAACATGTTAGCGAAGTTAGATGCTGCACTCATAAGAGCATCGCCTAAATCACCACCTCTAGCAATAGCATCAACCATAGCTGAACCTATGTTTTGAGCAAATGATTCAGATGCAGAAATTAAGGAATCACTTAGTTGGTTTGTTTCATTTAGTCTTCTAAGATCCGATAAAGCTTGATCTGTATCAGTGGTTTTTGTAATTATACCTTGTGCATCAATTGAAAAGTTTCTATTAAAGAATTCTTGTTGCCTTCTTGAATTTTGTAAGATTCTAGCATTACCAAAAGCACTAGTCCCTGTTTTTCCTCTAAAGTCTTGTTCTATCTGTCCTGTAAAGATAGAATCTGCTTGGTTAATCAAAAGATCATCTAATGATGGCAGCCTTAACTTTTTAGCTAGTTCTATTTGCGCTTCAGCTAATTGTTTTGCTGCACTTGATGATAATTCAAAATTTCCTTGATCATCTTTTAATTGCAATGTAAGCGTTTCTATTTGCGCTATAAACTTATTTATATGGGTATCATCAGTTTCGCCGAACATCATTGTATCGCCCATAACCCTCATAGCTTCCGCAGCATTTTTTAGCCTTCCTAATCCTGATAAAGTGTCTTTAAGGTTTTTATCGGCAAATTCCTCACTAGGTTCTGCCGATAACATACTTGCAACTTGCTCCCGTAGAACTGGATCGCTGCTAAGAAAATTAATTGCGCGAGAACCAGCTGATTCATCAAGCGCTCTTCTCTGTAAAGATGTATTAGCTTCTAGTTGCCTTAGCCTTGATTGTAAAACTTGCATTTGATCCACTCTTTGGTCGGATACGTTTAATGCTGGGTTAGCAGATAATCTTCCTTGAAAAAGATTTTCCGCTTCAATTCTACCACGGTCTATTAAGTTTAATCTGCTTCTATCTTCAAAAGCTTT